GACTAACCATGTAACCTCCGAAAACCACAGGGTGCATGTCGAATCTTATTTCATCTCCAACTCTATTATCTACCCCAAACCTCCATCTCACAAGCTTATTTATAAACGCCAACATAGTAATCACAGCTGAAGAATTTCCTCCGTGCTGAGCTATAGGGAGGACCCTAGAACAGGCATTTCCTAAGTCTGACGAAAAAGATTTGCCAGGAAGGTCTTTGAATATCGAGCTGGAATACCGGAATAAAGGTACGACACTAGTATCTCTTGTGTAAATTGTCTGAAGAACCTCTCCGATAGACCCGAAGAACCACTTCAGCAAGGAAGGCCTTTGCCCAACAAGTCTAGGAGTGAAAAGGGATAAACACATGTATAAACAACTTATATCTCGCAAGTCTGATTCGATAACGACCTTGGATTTGAAGTCTGAGTAAATTATAACACCTTTGTCATAATCCACATTTCGTTTCGGATATTCGAGAAGGCATCTAATGGTTTCTGAGGAATTCCAATTCCTAAAGTATGTTGCATCCGCCCTTGGGAGTCTCGAGAATTTGATAGAATCATCAGAGTGACCCTTTGCTGTAGTAACAATCTTAGGATCTATCCAGTGCATTATGTCACACACTGGTTTTAGGTGAATGATTGTCAGACACGTCGAAACTATGTTCATGACACCTAAAGCGAAGCCTACTTTCTTGAATACTCCCAAATTTCCTTCTACAGCTTCAAACAGCATCTTAAGGTCCTTATTTGCCTCCTTGGCTTCAGTAAAATCAAAGACTTTCCTCATCTCTTGAATAACCTTAGACAGAGCAAATTCTTCAACGATTCCAGTCTTCTCAGTATGCTTCTTGAAACTTGTTATTATCGCTTGACTCTTATCTGGCATGACGTGGTAACGGCTTCTCATTGTTTTGGTGATATGTGAACAGAAGTTCCTTTCCTCCTCTGTTAGATATCCTGACTTCCATAGCTGATAATATAGGATTTCGAAAGCCTCCAACGGATAGGTGTCGCCGAACTTTGATTGATCTTCTGTGGATACTAAAAACATTGTTTTATGCATCTTGTCGAGAACCTTCGCCAAGTCCTTACCAAGAGTTATGTACTTTTGATCTCCAGACACTAATATCATGTCATAGGGCGAAGCTTGCAAGTATGAGCGGAATCCTGAATCTAGGAGACTGTTCTGGTTTCGACCATTTTCAGTCTGGACGTAAAATTGACGTTTTCCCCAACCTGTCTGAATTTTATTCACAGGTACGAGGACAACCATATCAGGATACTTCCATAAATTGTACAATGCAATCTCAAGAAGAGACGGCTCAGAAACCTTCCTTAGTTTAACAGATGTTTTGTCGGCCCCTTGCTCGATGACCATCTTCGAACCTTCCATTCTTACGGTCAGACCCTTTAGATCGAGCCCTTCTTCTTTACGTAGAGATGACCTATTCAAGAACTCTTCAAAGGATGTTGATTCTCTGAAGAAACTTTCTATGGACCAGTAAATGCTTTCCGAAAGCTGCACAGATACAAGACCAGGATACACTGACTTCAAACCCTGCGTTAGCGCTAATCTTTTCTTCTCCTCTTCTGGCATGTCTGAGGTGATCTCCTTATGAGGTATCATAACTTTGCTTTTGGCCAAATTGTCCGTAGGTATTACGTTTCTAGTGTGTGTTAGGAAACCCCCTTTTATCCTTTCTTTTACTTCAAGATAGTGATCTTCGGTTGCCACTTGAATGTACTCAGAGCAATATGATACATCTCTCCATTTACCCTCAGATTCGAAGAGATTATCCATGAACTTGTCGAATCCCCACTTCAACGCAGACTTGTTGACATCCATGTTGAACGGGTTAGATTCCCATTTCCTTTGTTGCATGACGTCGTCTCTGAAGAAGCCCCAGGCCAGCTTTGCTCCGTCAAACCCGTCATCCTTGGCGAATTGCTGCTTGGTATAACAC